GCAGGCGATAGATTTGATTACCCAGGGGCTACGGGGGACGGAGATCAAGTCTCCTACCGGCTGCAATATTGTTCCCGATCATGTTGATCTGCACTGGCTGGAGGGTTGAGGTTTCGTTTCGGACCGCATGCGGCGATGGCGGTATCGGATAAAGTGCGTAATAACAGAGTGTTAGTAAAAAGAATAAAATAAAATTGTCGTAGCGAAATTTCTGTTGCCCACCTCCCCAAAACTGACTATGTATTTTCCTATGATACGGCTTCATGCGTAGGGACGGCGCAAAAAGGGCCGGCCTTAGATTTCCGATGGATTGATCGGAATTTGAGCAGCATCCCGTCTGATAGCGACATGTTTGTTAATTCGGACTGATCCGCGTTGTTTGCGGCGGTATCAAATCGAGACAGTATTCGGATAAGGCAGCCGGAGAGCGAAGGGGTCAGGGGGTTGGACAAGCCTGATGCGGGTTTGAGTAAGCCTTTTGTTTTACGGTCTGATTTGCTCGATAAAATTGCTCTGTTCGCACCTCATTTTGGGACCCTGCTAGAGGGTCCGCAGGTCGAATTGCACACCTCTCCGCTTAAAAAAAAGACGACGGATGAGTTGGTCCGGCTGCTTGAATTCGGCTGGCTGGTGTCGGAAGTTGCGACAATTTGGCGCGTTGATCGGACTGAGCTGGCGCAATGGATTGACTCTGATGGACAGCGCGCATCGCGGGCACGGTTGGCCCGTAAAGCCCAAGCCGAAATATGGGATCGGATCGCGTTTGCCATCGGCCTGTTTACGGCAAGTGACAAGGTCGAGATGGCCCGGGCCAAGTTATTGATGGATCACTGTAAATGGCGTTCCTGCATGTATAGCCCCGAGGATTATGTAAGGCGGTTGGCTGTTAGACAAGCGACCGAGGATAGGGATGTCCGCGAGCTGACGACCGCGGAGCTGCAGGTTATTGCGCGGGGAGAGGTGCTTCCCGGTGGCCTGTGATGCGGGGCAACCCGGTTTTGTCAATTTCAATTAGGGCGATTCATGCAAGCGAAATTACTCCATGTGGTAACCTGCATTTCCAATCCGCTGCGTTGGAAGAGCCGGATTGACCTTTATAAAAACTTCGCCCGGCACATGGTTGAAAGTGGGGTTCAACTGACTGTTGTTGAATGTGCCCTGGGCGAGCGGCCCTTCGAACTTTGCAATGATCCGCTGGTCCATTTTGTCGGTGTCCGGCATTCAACGTTCACATTCAATAAGGAATGTCTGTTGAATATTGGTATTCAGGACGTGGTACGCCGCGACCCCGATGCACAATACATTGCTGTTCTGGATGCGGATATCCGGTTTCGCAATCCCCGTTGGGCGGTTGATACCGTACATGCGCTGCAGCGGTTTGAAGTGGTGCAGGCCTGGGTGGATTGCTACGATCTGGGCCCCGATGGGCAGCACCTGGAATTGCACCGATCGTTTGGCAAGTTGTGGCAGGACCAGCAGCCGATTATGCAGGGACCGAACGCGAAGCAAGGTCCTTACCGATTCGGTCATCCAGGTTATGCCTGGGCCTGGCGCCGGAGCGCTTTGGCCGCGGTTGGCCTGTTGCCGGAAACCGCGGTGCTGGGTGCGGCCGACCATCACATGGCAATGGCATTGGTGGGCCGTGTGATGGATTCCATTCCGGGCAATCTTGCGGCCGGATATGCCGCGCCGTTGGTCAAGTGGCAGGACCGGGCAGCCCGGCTGGGTTGCAATCTGGGTTCGGTTCCCGGGACAATCGAACACCATTTTCATGGGTCCAAGCAGAAGCGCCGCTATGTCGAGCGGTGGGATATCCTGCAGAAGTGGAAATTCGATCCGGCGCTCGATCTCATCAAGAATGAATTCGGGGTGGTGGAGTTGGCCGGCAACAAGCCGGGCTTGCGCATGGATATCGAGCGCTATTTCTCGGAGCGGGACGAAGACGCGAACTCGGTCTGAGCATTAGAGCGGAATTTGCGCGCCTGCGACTATCTAAGATGAGGTTTGTTTGGCGATTTCCCGCGAAGCGGCGGCGCGGCTTTTACTTGAGCGTGAGAAAACGCTTTCGTCCTATGCCGCTTATTGTGAAATGGCGGCCGGCCGACGCAAACTGAAACCCGCGGCGCATCATGGGCGCATCATCAATGCCATCGACGACGTGCTGACGGGAGCTGCACCGCCGCGATTGCTGGTGATTATGCCGCCAGGATCGGCAAAGAGCACCTATGGCAGTCTGCTTTTTCCCGGGTATTTTTTTGCGAAGAGACCGCGTGGGCTGCTGGTTGGCGCCTCACACACGCAGGACCGCGCCGATGCGTTCTCTCTGGACGCGATGGAATATGCGCGTGAAAATGAAGTGGAGCTTGGCTATAGAGTAGGCGGGCGGTCCGCGCGGGGGGCGGCTCGGGCCTGGGGGACAAGCAACGGCGGCAGCTATCGGGCGATTGGCGCCGGCAAGAAGATTGCCGGGCAGCGGATGGATTTCGTTATTGCCGATGATCCCGTCGGCAGCTCGGAGGATGTTGAGAAACGCGAACAGCGCGACAAGTTATGGCGTTGGTTCTGGATCGATCTGCGCACCCGTCTGCGTCCTGGAGGACGGATCGTGCTGATGATGACGCGCTGGCACGAGGATGACCTTGCCGGCCGGTTGCTGAAAGTGGCCAGGCCGGGCGAATGGGGTGTTTTGCACATCAAGGCGGAAGCAAATGAGGGCGATATTTTAGGACGCCGGCCAGGCGAGATGTTGTGGGAAGATGATCCCAAATATGGCTATGCGAATGAACTGCGGATTATCAAGGCGGAGCATGAGGCATCGGGCCAGATGGCGGTTTGGGAGGCGTTGTATCAGGGCAATCCAATCACGCCGGGCGGCACCCTGTTCCGGGTTGAGAATATCGGGATTGAGGCGGCGGAACCCGCCGGCTTCGATTGGGTTAGGGCGTGGGATTTGGCGGCGAGTGATGGCAAAGGCGATTTTACCGCCGGCGTGAAGCTTGGCATCGGACCGCGAAAGCAACTTGTCATTGGTGACGTGGTGCGGCTGCGTGGGCGGCCGGACGAGGTGGTGAGGGTCATCAAGGCGACGGCGCAGCGCGACGGCATTCGAACGATGATCGCTCTGCCGCAGGATCCTGGCCAGGCTGGGAAAGCCCAGATCTCGTTTTTGACGCGAGAATTGACGGGATACGTCGTGAAGTCGTCGCCGGAAAGCGGTGATAAGGTCACGCGCGCGATGGCCGCGGCGGCACAGGCCAATGTGGGCAATATTTCGATGGTTCGAAACGCCGGATGGAATGCGGTGTTGCTCGATGAGTTGGCTTCGTTTCCGAAGGGCACATATGACGATCAGGTTGACGCCCTGTGCCGCGCGATTTGCGAGCTTGCCGATGTGGCGAGGCCGGCCCGGCATCTAACATTCGATCATTTGGCGAGGTAGCGGCGTGGATTCACAGACCTTATGCGAGGGGATGGGCTTGAATGACCCGAACTATCCCCCGCGCGTCGCGCAGTTGAGGTTTCTGACCAAGGTCAGAGACGGCAAGCTGTATGATCATATTCCGTATGACTTTTCCGAGGAGCGGAACGGCAACGGCGAGTATGTTCCGCTGGCGAAGCGGCGCCCTTCGGTTCGAACCGGGATTTGTCGGGTGGTGGTCGAGGATTCCGTTTCGCTGCTGTTTGGCGAGGGGCGCTTTCCGATGGTCGAAGCGCCGACACCGGAATTGCGTTCCATCATCAAAGCTTTGGTGGTGGAAACCCGGCTTGGCGAAGTGATGAACGCGGCGGCCATTCACGGTAGTGTCGGCTCGGTTGCGATTTTGATGCGGGTGCTCTCGGGCCGGGCATTTTTTGAGATGCTGGAGACGATGTATCTGACGCCAAAATGGTCGTTGGACGCGCCGGATACACTCGAATGCGTGACCGAGTTGCGGAAGGTGAAGGCGTCGCAACTGCGGGCGGCCGGATATGTTGTTCAGGATGGGGAATATTGGTTTCAGCGCGTTTGGGATGCCGAGGCTGAGACCTGGTTTTATCCGATTGCGATATCGGATTATTCAAGCGGCAAGGCGCCGCAGGTGGACCCTGGGCGGACCATACTTCACGGGCTTGGTTTTGTGCCCATGGTGTGGATTAAAAATCTGCCGAGCCAGGACAAGATAGACGGTCCATGCACCTTTGAGCCGGCGATAAGTACGGTAATCGAAATGGATTATCAGCTTTCGCAAGCGGGGCGCGGGCTTAAATATGCCTCGGATCCGACCCTGCTGATTAAAGAGCCGGCGATTGCGGACGAGAGAAGCATTGTCCGCAGCGCGGGCAATGCTTTGGTGGTCTCGGAGAAAGGTGACGCGAAGCTTTTGGAGATCAACGGTACCGCCGCAGCAGCGGTGGTTGAATATGTGCGGGTTTTGCGCGAGGTCTCGCTCGAATCGATACATGGCAATCGGACCAATGTCGATAAGATGAGCGGGGCGCAGTCCGGGCGGGCGCTGGAATTGATGAATCAGGGGCTACTCTGGCTGGCGGACCGGTTGCGGATTACCTACGGGCAGAACGGCTTGCTGCCGTTGATCAGAATGGTCTGTTTGGCGTCGCAGAAGGTGAGCATCACTGTCGGCGGCAGGCCGGTGGGCAGACTGGATGCCGGCGGCCTTTCATTAAAATGGGCGCGGTTTACACCGCCGAGCTACGGCGAGAAACTTCAGGAAGCGCAGGCCTATCGGACGCTTCGGGATGGCGGGCTGATGTCTCAGGAGACGGTGATCGGCAAGATTGCGGCGGATAATGATATTGAGGATTTGGCTGAAGAAATCGCCAAAATAGCGCAAGACCAGTCGATGATCGATGCAAGATTGAAGCGGCAGCAGGCGAGGGTTTCCGCAACGGAAACGGATTTATGAGCGCTGGATTGCAGGCACGTGCTTGCCGGTAAATGCAGGTAAATCTGCAGGAAATTTGGGCAAGCCTGGCGGAATCAAGAGGATCAAATGACAGATGATGTGGGCAAGTCAGCCTCCGTTGGCGTGGCGGATGCGGTGCTGGGTGGAAAGATCGCGGAACTCGGCGCCAGGATATCCGGCGCGGCGGACAATGATTTCAAAGCCATCCTCGCCGGGGTGCTCAGGGCCGGCGAGAAAACGCTGACGGAAATGGATGCGCTGAAAGTCCGGCTGGAAGCGGCGGAATTGGCAACGAAGGAAGCCGCGGAGACAACAGTGAAGAAAATAAAACGTTCGAGCCTGGTGGCGGCGGCGAAGGCGGCGGGCGCCATTGATGCGACCGAAGCCTTGAATTTTATCAAGCTTGGCGAGGTGACCGTGAACGAGGCGGGGGAGAGCAATGCGGCGGAACTTGT